GCGCCGCGCGCTCTGCCATCTGCACGCCACCGGGTAGCGGCAAGTCCGCAAACGCGAGCGCGAATGCGTTCTTGTGGTACACGATGCCCTGCGGGCTCACCTTGGCCGCGTAGCTCGTGCCGCCGTTGACAGTCAGCGCCGAGGTCGTCGTGAAAGCCGCAGTCGTCACGACGTTCTGGAACTGGCCGCCCGAGATCACGCACTCGCCGATCTTGATCGACAGCGCGCCGGCGCCGGAACCCGACGTGTAGACGCCGGTCGAGGCCGCGAAGGTGCCCGAGGTGAGCGTGGCCGCTGCGAAGGCCAAGCCCGGCGAGGCCGCGCCCGAGGGCTGAGCAACATAGCCGCCCGGCGGCAACACCACGAACTGCTTGAGCGCGGTTCCGTACTGCGTGCGGCTCTGCGGATTGGCCGGGTACACGCCCGCGATCTGGATGATGTCGCCGACCTTGATGACACCGGTCGTCGCCGTCCACCCGTTCGTCTCGATGAACCCGGACTGCGCCCAGCCGGTCGTGAGGAAGGCGCCGGCCGTGTTGGCCGTGAGCAGCGGCGTGCCGCCCTGCGCACCGGTCGTGAACGACACGACGTTCTGATCGCGGAACCAGTCGAGGCCCGCGTGATCCTTCGCGATCTGGCCGCGGCGAATGTACTCGCCGATCGCCGCCTGCGGGTTGTAGAGACCCTTGATGCCGTCCGCGGCATAGGCCATCGAGAACGGATCGAGCACCAAGCGCGGCGTGACATCGGCGGGCGCCGACTCGTTCGCCAGGAACGCCGAGGCGAGCGCGAACGGCAGGAAGGACGACGGCGGCGTGCCCGGCGTGCCGACCGACGAGGCCGTGTTTTGGTAGGCGAAGTAACAACCGTCCGAGTCGATGCGGTTCGCGATCGTCGCCATCATCGGCGACAGCACGCGCGTGCGGAAGAGATCCATCGACAGCAGCAAGTCGGCCGTCGTGAACTGCACGTCCACGTGGAACTGGCTGTTGAGCGAGACCGGAATGTACGTCTCGTTCGTGTCCTCGACGTTCAACGCCGGGCCGAACGTGCCGATGTAGCGCGGCGGGCGCCGAATGTTGACCGTCGCACCAATCTTCGCATTCTTGACCGCGAACTCGTTCGAGTACTGGCGATCGACGCCAGCCGAGAACACGAGATTGTTCTCGAGAACGTCGAGACCTTCGTTCGTGATGTAACTGATCGTTAGCAGTGTATTGGACACAAAAATCTCCGGAAAATGGGGTTACTGACCCCTCACCGCTTCGACGCCTTGAGACGCCGCTGCGCCTCGTTGTGCGCGCGAAGCTCCTTGAAGTTCATTTCGGACGGGTCCTTGTGGACCGGTTCCTTCTTGCCTTCGATTGGAGTGATCGGTGCGGGGGCTCGCGATACTTCCGGCTGCTTGGTCGTGGGCTTGGGCTCGTCGGCCTTGGCCGGTGTGAGCTTCGCCTCGATCTTGCCGATCTCGGCCAGCGCCTTGATCGGTGACAGCCGGTTCAACCGTTCGGCGATTTCGACGTTTTGCGACAGGTGTAGCGCCAGATCCGGCCCCAGCTCGCTCTCGCGAATGTACTGGAGCACCGGCAGCGCGAGCGTCAAATCCGCCTTCTCTAGCGTTTCCTGGTAGTCAGGATGGCTCTCGGCGAACTTCTTCACGCGCGCCTGATGCGCGGACTCGATCGCGGCTTGGGCCGATTGCGCGGCCTTCTTCGCGTCCTCGTCCCTGCGCTCCTGTAGCTTCCAATCCACCAAAGCGTCGACATACTTCTGAACGGTCTCGAAGTCTTCCTGTTTCGGAGCTTTGGCAGGCTCGTCCACCGGTGCGGGAGATTTCGACTTCTCGAGCTCGGCGACCTTCGCCTCAAGCTCCCCCACCCGCTTTTCCGCCGCCAGCTTCTCGAGGTATTGGGCCTTGCCAAATTCCTCGGCCTCTTTCATCTGGCGATGCTTTGCGTTGATGCGCTGCTGCGCTCGTTCCGGCAGATCATCTTCGGCCGCCTCGGGCTTTTTCTGCTCCGCTGCGGTCTCCGGGGCCGTCTGCTGCTCGCCCTCGGCCTTCACTTCCTCGGTTTTCGTCTCGACTTTCGGCTCGTCCACCTTCGTTTCGCCTTCCGATTTCGGCGCCACGAAATCCGCCACGCGACCCTTCTCGATCAGCTCGAGCATGTTCTCCGACGTGACGACTTGGTTTCCCATACGAGCCTCTAACACCCGCGCGCATGCGCGTGACGTGGGACGCTACACGCGCGCGGTATGCGTGCGCAGGCTACAAAAGGGCGCGTTTGGGGAAGTTTTAGTGATTCCGACGCCGGCGGCGCTCGGTGAGCGTGCTTGAGCGCGAGGCGCCCAGGCTCACCGTGAGCGTGACAATATCGCCCGGAGCAACCTGCGCGCCGGCCGCGGGGTTCTGCGAAATGACGATACCCGCCGCCACTGTGCCGCTATAGACCGACGACGTGCTGATCAGAACGCTATTGACCGTCAGAGTCGAGATCGCGCCCGAGCACACCGCGCTCGTGGTCGGCGCGGTCGTGCAGTCGGTGAGTGTCCAGCTCGTGATCGGGTAGATGGTCACTTGAACGGTGGTCGAGCCGCCGTATCCGTCGTACACATAGAACGTGAGAATGACGCCCGCTTCATTCTCAACCGTAGGCGTGCCACTGATAACGCCCGTCGTGCCATTGAACGAGAGCCCGGCCGGCAGCGTGCCAGAGATCAGCGCGTACAGGATCGAATCGCCATCGGTGTCGGTGCAGCCATCGTTCAAGTTGATGCTGGTCATCGCGACGTTAGTCTTGGCGACCGCGACAATCGGCGCAACGCAAGAGGGCGCAACGTCATGGTCAACGAAATCGAGATCGACCGACATGTAAGCGTGAACGCTGTCGTCGTAGATCAGACCATTGAGTGCGGTCTGTCGGCCCGTGGCGGTGTAGCTGTACTGCCCAGCCGCGTCGACCGCGAGTGCCGCACCCGATGGCGACACCGTCGTCGGCACCACGAGAATGTCGCCGGTCGCGATGTCGGGATAGGCCGACGGCCCCGAGGTCGTGGTGGCCGCGCCGCCCGCCGAGTCCGTGATGGCCTCGGCATTCTGGAACGTGCCCGAGAGCGTGTTGACGGTGAGCGTGCCGGTCGATCCGCCATCCACGTCAACCAAAACCTCGCCATACGCGCCGCTCGTGGCGCCGACGAGAATGCGGCCGACGGTGAAATTGGCCGACTGCGAGCCATAGGTAAACGTGACGATGGTGAGATCGTTCAGGTTCTTCGGCGGCGAGCCCGTGCCGAGCGAGGTCAGCCCGGCCGAGCAGTTGTCATAGACAAAGTTCGTCGGCGGATCGAGGCAAGTAGTGGTCGTCGCCGGGACCGCGCTATACGTGCCGCCATTGTCGATGATGATGTAGGGATCGTAAGCCGGGAACGCTGGGCTATCGGTCGCGGTGCAATCAAGCGTTTGGCTTGAGCCCGTCGTGGCAGCGTTCGCCGTGCCGTGCGCGTTCGTGCCGGCCGCAACTTGAGCCGCGGTCGGGGCCGAGGCGCCCTTGACGTATACGCCGCAGCGCGCGGTGTAGCTACCCGCAGACGACGTGAACGTCGCCCGCATCGTCGTGTTGTTGACCTTCGCCCAGGTCGGCCCGCTCGTGAAGGTCGGCACCGTAGGCGCGAGGTCGAGTATGAAATCACCGCACGCCGCGCCGTCGTTCGATACGGTGAAATTCCAGCTCGTCGACAGCGGCGTCGTATTCGGCGTGAGTCGCCATTCGAGCTGAATGCGGGCGCCGTCCTGCGTGATCTCGGTCTCGCTCGAATGCGGCGAAATGTCAGTCGGCGACGAGTTCGCGGTGATGACCGCGCCGACGAGCGCCTGATTCGCCGCGGTCGGCGTGAGCGTGTTGCACGTCTGCGTCGAGGCCGAGGCGAGACCGGACGACGCATTTGACGTGACGAGCGCGCTGCTGGTCTTAATACCGCGCAGAGCAAAGACTGAAACCGAACTGTTTGAACTGCTCGCAGAGACTAGAGCCGGCGTAAAGCTGCCGGCGCTAACGTTCAACGCGAGATAGCAACTGAGCCGGCGTACCGTCGTCGGCGTCTGAATATTGCCGATGTTCGTGATTAGGTTATATGTGTTGGTGCCGTCGCTGGCCGAGTTCCAGTTGATCGCCGAGACGTTATCGCCACAAGCGACAATCGCATCGCCCGCAGACACAGCCGCGCCGAGCGAGCACGGATGGCTAGTCTGAGCCGTGAGCGTGCAGGAATGCCCGGAACTCGCAACGAGCGCCGGCTGAGCCGCGACTGGATGCGCAAAGCACGCAGCGAACGCTAGAGCAAGGGTGACGAGTAGAGCGCGCATCAGTTGGTCGTACACCCGCCGGTGAAGTTCGCGGGGCACGTCGTATTCGTGATCGTCGGCGTGGCGTTGATCGAGTCGATGATTCCGGTCTGCGCGCCGGCCGGGTTCATGCACGTGACCCAATTCGTCCAGATCAGGTCGCGCGTGTTCTGAACGGCGCCCTCGGAGAACGTCCGAATCGCCGCCACGCTCTCGTCGCAGTTCGTGGGCAGAGTGCCGCCGCCGATAAAGTTGCCGTTGTTGGTGTGGTCGATCCAATCGGCTTGCGTTTCCGTGACCCACGCGACCGCGGCGCTGTAGTCATGCACCGTGCAGCCGCTACACGTGACTCCCTTCCAGACTTGCTCGGCCTGCGCGTAACCGGCCGGCGCCTTGCCATTCGCGAAGGCGGCGTAGAGCGGGTCAGGGCCGCCGAGAATGCAGTTGGGCTCGGTCGCGCACTTGGCGATCAGCTGCTGCATCTGCGAGTCGGTGTTGGTGAAGTTCACCGGCAGGCGGATCATCGTGTGCGGACACGCGAGCGCCGCCGCGTCGAGCAGCCGACCGTATTGCGTGACCAGCGCGTTGTAATCGGTCGTCGCGACGGCGATTGCGGTCTCGCCGCCCAAGTCGATCATTTCAAAGTTGGCGTTGCCGTCGTAGCGCGCGCAGTAAGCATTGATGAGCGCGATCAGGCGGTCGGCAACCGTGGACGACCACATCCGCGTCGTGGTGCGCGTGCCGGTGTTGCCACCGCCCGCCGCAATGCCGCCGCCCAAGTTCCAATCGGTCGAGCTCTGCCCGGTGCAGCACGGTCCATAAGCCGCATTGCACAGATACGACGGCAAGTTGCTGAGGCATCCAGGCTGCGACAGTACCGGCGAGCCGAAGCTGCTCCAATTGAGGTTGAGCATCAAGCGCTGCCCGCACGCGGTCGCCTGATTCAGTAGCGTGTCGGTGCCCGAGAACCCGTCCGAATAATCGCCGAGCGAGCCCTCGAGCGCGCCCCAAAGCACCTGGATCTCATAGCCCTTGATGTTCGCGTTTGAGCAGTACTGGCTAATAACCGCCTGCGTGCCCGCGAGGCGAGTCGTGAGAGAGTTCGGTAAATACGTACCCTCCCAAATCCAGCCAGAGCCTTGGTGGAACTTCACCGGCGCCGTGACCGAGCCCGGCGTCGCCAGCACTCCCGCCACCGTGGCCGACTCGTTCGGCGTCGACTCCGCGTCAATCACCGTCGTCGTGTAGGTCGCAGAGCCCGCCGCGACCGTGAGCGTCTTTGAGATACGCCCGACCGTCTGAATCCCGATCTCGCCCTCGACGATCGTGATATTGGCTTCGTCAGAACCTGTCGTCGTCGCGCTCGCCGCGATGCCCGCGATCTTCGCGTTGTTCAGCGTGATCGCTACGCCCGTGAAGGCGTTCACCCAGTCCCCGCCGTCGGTCGAGTACGCGCAGCTTCCGAGGTTGCTATCCACGATCGTGCGGCGGTAGTACGGCGGCGCACCCGGCAGCGTCGTCGCGCTCGAGACCGAGTTGACGTTCCCGTCGCCAGTTCTCACGACGCGCTGCATGAAGTACGTCGTGCCCGTGCGCAGGATCACGCAATCGAATTGCGCCGCGGTCGCGCTCGAGCTGTTGCGGATCAGGCTGTGCGACTTGTTGTACGTCTTGACGTTCGGCAGCGAGTCGAGCCGGTCGATGATGTAGATGCGGCTACCAGAGACCGGCGCAAACGTGCCATACATCACGTCAGCGGCGCCGTCCGTACCCTCGCCGCCGCCCACGATCGTCCACTGCCCGCCGGTTGCGCCCGACCCTTGCGTGACCGAAAGCGCGCCCATCGGCGAGCCAATCGAGGTGCCGGTGAAGTCGAGCACGAGCCCCGTATCGGCCGCGAGCGTATCGACCGTGACTGCGTTGCGCTTGAAACGATAAGTCGCAAGCCCCTTGCGCTGTACCGCGTCGTCCGGGTCCATCGACGCATCGGCCGAGATCGTGACCGTGCCTGAGCCCGTGGAGTCGACATGCACGCCCGTGACCGTGATCGGCGGCGTGGTATCGGTGCTCGCGGGCGCCGTATAGGACCAGTTGAAGGGCGCCGAGGTCGCGCATGTGCTCGGATTCGGATAGCAGACGTTGAGATTCAGCGTCCCGGCCGTGCCCGAGTTGCCGGTGGCGATGCCCGCGTGCAGCAGATGTTTCGTGCCGGTGCCGCCTATCGACCAGTTGGTGACGGGCACGGCGAGCGCATAGGTCGCCGACGCGCAGTTAGCGCCCGTGCAATAGGTCGAGAGGTCGATGTCGGTCGCGGTGCCGGTGGTCTGCGCCGACACGATCGCCATCGCTGCGGCGAGCGTGGTCGCGTTCCAGCCGACGGTCGACGGTGGCCGGCAGTTCGTGACGCCATCGAGGCACGGGTTGCCGGTGTCTCGATAGCCGTCAGGGTTCGTGCCGAGCTGGTAGGGAATCGTGACGGAATGCGCCGGCGCGCAAGCCGTGAGGCTCGCGAACGCAAAGAGTAGGACTAGAAGGCGGCGCACAGCCTTACCGCTTGCCGACCATCGTCACGGTCAAGCTGGTCGAGCCATCACCCGCCGTCACGTGCGGGCGCATAAACAGCGGATTCTCGGCGATCACCGATACGCCGGCAGCGACTTTCACGATCGTTGCGCCGCTCAAATCGGTGACGAGAGACCACGTGGCCCCGTCGTTTGAGCCTTCCATCTGCACCGAGCCTCCGGTGCCGAAAGTTCCGGTGACGGACATCGTGCGGTCCGCGTAGGTCGCGCTCGGCACACCCTGGCCGGTGTCGCCATTCAAAAGCGGCGTCCACGTGTAGAGGATCGTGTCAGGCTGGCCCTGCGGCGTCTGAGTCGTGACCGAGTTCACTACCGCGGCACTCGCCACCGAGAGCACGAGCGAGCCGAAGAGGAGAGCAACGAGAGTCTTGAAGCGCATGGCGGTATACCTCAGTGCGTAGCAGCGGCTTTCTCGCCGCGGTCGATCATTTCTTTGGCCGCGGCGCGGTCATGGCCGGCCTCGGTGTTGGTGTTGAGCAGTTGCGTCGCGCCGTGGATCTCGGCGACGGCGACCGATGCTTGCGTCTTTTCGGTCGTGTCGAAGCGCTTCGTCTCGTCGGACTGATCCGCCTTGTACTTCTCAAACGCGATCCACGCTTGCTCGGTCTCGCGCTTGTACTTGATCTCGAGGTGCTGCTGCTGGATCAGGTCGTCGGCTTGCTTCAACTTCGCTTGCAGACCGCCGATGATGTTCTTGGCCTGATCGGGCAAGCCTTCCATCGCCTTTTCCAGCCCTTCGGGCGTGGAACCCGCGAGCTGATCTGCGAGGTCTTGGGCGCCAGCGAAGTCCATGTTGCGCACGACGGTCGCGGGTGCGACTTTCGCAATGAGCTCGCCGAGCTTGGAGTCAAGCAACATCAGCATCTGCTCGGCACCCTCTTCGCGCTTCGTCTGATAGCCCGGACCCGCATCCATCACCACGTCGTAGGTGCCGACGGTGAGATCGTTCTTGACGGTCTGAACCGCGCCGTCCTCGCCGGTCTGCTTGTCGTTGAGCTTGATGACCTTCGCGGAGCCGTCGACCCCGATGATCCGCTGCATGCGCGCGGTGTCGTAGGTGAACGGAATCAGGTCGAGCAGAATGCGCCCGACCTGCGCGATGGCCTGAGTCTGGTTGTCGTAGTACTGGAAGTGCGTCAAGTCGTTGATGCCCTGACGGCGGGCGAGGTACTTGTTGCCCGAGACCACACGCGAGCCGTCCTGACCCTCTTGCGGCATACCGGCGACGGCCATGAAATCTCGCTCTGCCGATAGCGCGGCGGAATCCATGCCGGCCTCGACGGGCACCGGCGGCTGTCGTTGCGGCGGCGGTAACGCTGTGACGCCATCCGGTCCAGCGATCGGCTTGTAGGTCAGGACCGAATAGTTGCGCTTGTTCGCGTCGTTCCACTCGGCGTGATCGTCTGTCTGCCCCTCGGCCGCGACCCACGGAGCTTTCGGCGCGAGTGCGTACCGCTCGGTCTGCGCGGTGCGCCAGTAGTTCAGCATCTGCGCCGGATCGCGCAAGAACCGCACCATGCCGAAGCGCTTGACCTTGCCGTTCAGGTCGATCGCATTGCCTTCGACGCGGACCACCGGAATATACTTGCCAGGCAGCGCGCGGCGGTCCACAACGCGCCGGCCATCGAGGCGGAACCACTGCACCACGCGGCGCGCAGAGGGCCGACTGATCGGCTCGCCCTTCGCGTTCTTCGCGGGCGTATAGCCGGTCTGCGCCTGCGTCTCTTCTGACGGCAACTCGCTCTCGAGCTTCGTCGAGCCGTCCACCATCTGATACAGCTTCTCGGGCTTCTCGTAGATGCGGAAATACTCTGCCAGGCGAATCTCTTCTTTGTTCTCCCAACCGCTGTATTTGTCGTCCTCGAAGCGCGTGTAGTCGCCCGGATCGTCCTTGCGCGGGTACGTGCGCCGGTACTCTTCGCGCGACATCGTTTCGGCGAAGATGAACCAGCGCATGTCGGAGCCGTTCGGCAGCACCGCGAGCGGGTCGATGTAGCCAGTGAGCTGATTGCGCACCGACTTGATCTTGAGCTCTTGGTCAAAGCTCGTCGCCGAGACGTACTCCGACAGGATGCGGATATAGCCCCAGCCGCAGTCGATCGCGTTGGTGCCCGCTACGTCATACGCGACGCTCGCCTCGGAAATGGTCTCGATGTGCCGGATCAGCCCCTCGACGACTTCGGCCGTCTGAATGTCGGCGCCGCCGTCGACCGGGTGCGCCTTGATGCGCGGCCGTTGCTGGCGCAGCGTGTTCTCGACGCGCCGGCATACCGTATCGGTGAGGTTGATCGTGAGCGCGGGCCGCTGATCGAGCGAGCGCGAGTTC